GCTCTCAAAGACAACATCATGCCGCTTCCGTACAAGGAGCCGTCGCAGGTGTTAGCTGCACTCATGGACAAGATCATCGACGAGGGTCGGAGGTTTGCGTCCGCAGCAGATCTTAAAGTTTCTGATATGTCGGCTCAGTCCCCGGTTGGGACTACGCTAGCGATCCTAGAGCGCACACTGAAGGTGATGTCGGCTGTTCAGGCGCGGATTCATTACTCGATGAAGCAGGAGTTCCGGCTCTTAAAAACCATCATCGCTGATTACACGCCTGAGTCTTACGACTACGAGCCAGTGGATGGTCGCCCCAGGGCTAAGAAATCAGACTACGACAACGTCGATGTGATACCGGTCAGTGATCCGAACGCAGCGACAATGAGTCAGAAGGTGGTGCAGTATCAAGCGGTTATGCAGTTGGCTGCTACTGCGCCTCAGTTATATGACTTACCTTATCTTCATAGGCAGATGTTAGAGGTTCTTGGTATCAAAAACGCCGAGAAGCTCGTGCCGATGGAAGATGATATGAAACCGACCGATCCAGTGTCTGAGAACATGGACATGTTCCAAGGCAAGCCGGTCAAGGCGTTTATCTACCAGGATCACGCCGCACACATCACAGTGCACATGTCAGCACTGCAAGATCCAATCACTTCTCAAGTTCTTGGTCAGAGTCCAAACGCTCAGGCTATGCAAGCAGCATTTATGGCGCATATTGCCCAACACTTTGCCTTTCAATACCGTAAAAACATCGAAGACAAACTCGGGGTTCCCTACCCTGCACCCAACGAAGAACTGCCCGAAGAGATGGAGGTCGAGATCTCCAGACTCGCTGCCGCAGGAGCACAGAAACTCTTGCAATCTAATCAGGCGATGGTTCAACAAGCCCAGGCTCAGCAGCAAGCACAAGATCCAATTGTGCAGATGCAGCAACAAGAACTTCAGCTCCAAGCTCAAGAATTGCAACGCAAAACCGCTAAAGATCAGATGGACGCTCAACTCAAAGCAGCCCAGATCGAAACTGAGCGTATGAGGATTCAGAACCAGTCTGAGATCGACGGTGCCCGACTGGGTGCCCAGATCGCCAAAGATCAGATGGAGCAGGAGTTCCAAGCAGGCGTTGAAGCCGTTCGCAATGAGATAGAGGGCACGCGGATTGGTGCTGATATAGCTAGGAATATTGCTGCGATGCAGCAACAACGTGAATCAGTAACTAAAAAAGCCGTTGGGGAAAGTAAAGAATGAATGAAACCGAGAAAGTTTTACGGCATTTGATTAGCCGTTGTGTCGATGAACAGAAGCATTTAGCCGAAGTTCTAGCGCAGGGGCTGGCAAAGGACCACGCAGATTATCGCTTTCAATGCGGTGTGATGCGTGGAATCGCAATAGGGCAAGGATTTCTTGCTGACATGTTAGAAAGGATGAGTGACGACGATGAGTGAACTCCTAGTAGGGTCTACAAGCGGCTCTGCAACGGTATTACCTGAAACCGCCGAAGAAAAAGCGCGACAACTCCCTGAGCCATCAGGTTATCGAATCTTGTGTGCAATCCCAGATATTGAAGACAAGTTTGATAATGGACTCATTAAAGCTGATGTCACGATGCACCACGAGGAATTATTAACAACGGTGCTTTTTGTCATCAAGATGGGGCCGGATGCTTATAAGGACGAGAAGCGATTCCCATCAGGGCCGTATTGCAAAGTCGGTGATTTTGTATTGGTTCGCCCCCATGCAGGTACACGCCTGAAGATTCATGGTCGGGAATTTCGCATCATTAACGATGACTCTGTCGAGGGGGTTGTAGAAGATCCTCGCGGTATTAGTCGCGCATAAGGAGTTTTAAAATGGCTGAGCAGGAAACCGCCAACACCGAGTTTGAAATCGAGATCGAAGACGACACGCCTCCTGAAGATCGTGGGCGAGAACCCCTACCCAAAGAGCTAGTTAAGGAGCTTGAGGAAGACGAACTCGAAGAGTATTCCGAGAAAGTCAAAACTCGCCTCAAGCAGATGAAGAAGGTTTGGCACGACGAGCGTCGTGAGAAAGAACGTGCGTTACGTGAGCAGCAGACTGCGATTGAAATGGCGCAGCAGTTACAAAACGAGATTAAAACGCTACGTTCTAAAGTGACTGAAAACGAAGGACATTTAGTTAGTACAGCTAAAAATGCTGTGGAACTAGAGATTAAAAACGCTGAAAAAGCTTACAAAGAGGCTTATGAAGCGGGTGATTCTGATCGGTTATTAGAAGCTCAGAAGCAGTTAACTGAAGCATCTTATAGACTTGAGCGGTTAAAAGGATACAAACCCCCTGTACAACCGCAAGAAACTGAAGTAAATTTACCTAATACGCAGCCCCAGGCTCCGAGATTAGATCCTAAAACTGATTCATGGCGTAGACAAAATACGTGGTTTGGGTCAGATGATGAGATGACTGCTGCCGCACTTGGCCTAAACAACAAACTGCTTAGGGAACGCGGTGCAGCATTTGAAGGATCTGATGAGTACTGGGAAATCGTCGATAAGACGATGCGTAAAAGATTCCCCGAGTATGAATGGGGTGACGAACCTGCTGAGCCTGAGACAAAATCAACTCCAGCACGTACAGAAAGACCAGCTACTGTTGTAGCTCCCGTTTCTCGTAGTACGACTTCCAAAAAAGTCAAACTTAGTCAATCCCAACTTAACGTCATCAAAAAGATGGGAATAACTCCTGAGCAGTATGTGAAGGAACAAATGAAATTGGAGCGAGCAAATGGCTGAAAATCGTTTATCTAGAGAAGTCGAGAACCGCGAGAAGTCTGCGCGTCCTAAACAGTGGAAACGTGCTGATGTTCTTCCCGAAATTGAACCGATGCCTGGATATGTACCCCGCTGGGTGCGCGTATCTTCGCTTGGTAAAGCTGACCCCAAGAATATCTCTGCCAAACTCAGAGAAGGATGGGAGCCAGTAAGGGTTGAAGAACAGCCAAACCTAAAGTTTATGCGCGATGAGAACAGTCGGTTTAGAGACAATATTGAGATCGACGGATTGTTGCTCTGCAAAATGCCTGAAGAGTTCGTTAAACAACGTACCGAGCACTTCAACAATGTTGCCAAAGCCAACATGGATGCTGTAGACAACAGCTTTATGAGAGAGAGCGATGCGCGGATGCCACTCTTTGCGGAGAAGCGATCCAAAGTGTCGTTCGGTAGAGGAACTTAACTTAAACGAGGTCAAAAATGGCTTATCCTGTCATTGATGCTCCTTACGGTTTTAAAGCTATTAATGAACTTAATGGCCTACCGTACGCTGGAGCAACGCGACAGTTCCCGATTGCCAGAAGCTATGGCACGGATCTCTTCTACGGGGATCTAGTACAGCTTCAGACAGACGGAACTCTGATCAAAACGTCTTACTCCGCCGCTTCCAGCCCCACCTCGGTGATTGCTGGTGCAATTGGCGTGTTTGTTGGTTGTCAGTTTACGAACCCAACGACTAAACAGCTTCAGTTCTCGCAGTACTATCCTGCCAGCACTGCTGCAAACGACATCTTGGCATTTGTCATTGATGATCCGTCTGCTGTGTTTAAAGTCGTCATGGTTGGTCAAACTTCCAGCGAAAGCAACACTGCTTCTACGGTTGGCTATGCTAACCAGTCATTCATCGGAACCAACGTGTACGCAATTACCGGCGTTGCTGGTAGTACAACCACGGGCAATTCTAAGATGGCTGTGTCTGGTGACGGTCCTACGGATGGCACAGGTAACGTTCGCGTTGCTAGCAATTCGTTACCCTTCCGTGTAGTAGCTGTTGTGCCCGAGACTGCATACACGGTAGTTGGTACTGGCACTTCGGCTAGCACCACAATTACTTTGGATGCGGCTGTTACTGGACTTCAGGCTGGTATGGCTGTTGTTTGCGCCGCAGCTTCGGCTGGTGGGCAACCCGGTAACTACAACTATGTTACTAATGTTAACGGCACTACCGTTACTGTAGCTAAGACGCTTACGGCTGCTACTGCGGGTTCTCAGTTTACCTTTATTGGGTATCCTGAAGTTCTCGTTAAGTGGAACCAAGGCTGGCATAGCTATCAGTACGCTACTGCGCTTGCGTAAAGGGGAAACTAAATGGCTATTTCACGCGCACAACTACTGAAAGAGCTTCTCCCCGGCCTGAACGCATTGTTCGGCTTGGAGTACGCTCGCTATGGCGAAGAGCACAAGGAAATCTACGAGACCGAGACTTCCGAGCGTTCGTTTGAAGAGGAAACCAAACTGTCTGGCTTCTCCGCCGCTCCGGTGAAGAACGAAGGCAGCGCGATGGCCTACGATAACGCGCAAGAAGCTTGGACCGCTCGTTACGTCCATGAGACTATCGCTCTGGGATTCTCGCTGACCGAAGAGGCTATCGAGGACAACCTGTACGACAGTCTGGCTAATCGCTACACCAAAGCCTTGGCTCGCGCTATGGCATATACCAAGCAGACCAAAGCTGCTTCGGTCCTGAACAACGGCTTTAACACTGCCTACACGGGTGGTGACGGAGTTGCTTTGTTCTCGACAGCACATCCTTTGATCTCTGGTGGCACCAACAGCAACACGCCAGCAGTTGCGGCTGACCTTTCTGAAACATCGTTGGAAGCAGCGGTTATTCAGATTGCAGCTTGGACTGACGAACGTGGTCTGTTGATTGCAGCTCGTCCGAAGAAGTTGATCATCCCGTCGGCATTGCAGTTCGTTGCAACTCGTATTCTGGAAACGGAACTTCGCGTTGACACGGCAGACAACACGATCAACGCCTTGAAGAATAATGGTTCGATCCCCGAGGGTTACGCCATTAACCACTTCTTGACTGATACGGATGCTTGGTTCCTTACGACTGACGTACCCAACGGTATGAAACACTTTGTCCGTGCACCTTTGACACAGGGAATGGATGGCGATTTCGACACTGGGAACGTTCGTTATAAGAGCCGCGAGCGTTATTCGTTCGGTTGGTCTGATCCGCTTGGGATGTTCGGTTCGCCCGGAGCCTAAACGGTACGAAGAAAGGGGGTTGCAAAACCCCCTTTTTTATTTATACTAGGTGTATTCCGGGGTTAGCCCGGTGTATTAGACAGTCCCGGCTGACGACATGCAGACTAATACACCGATATCGCATGTGAGGATCTAATGGCGAATACAACCTTTAGTGGCCCAGTTACATCTGAAAATGGGTTTATAGGTGCGATTACTGGTAATGTGACCGGTAATGTGACTGGTAATGTAACGGGTAGTGTTACTGGCGCTTCCGCAAATTCTGAGCTTACCGCAGTCGGGTCAGTTACTGCTGCACAGTCTGGTACTACATTCTTTTTAAACTCAGCTACTGAGTTTGCAACCACACTCCCTGCCCCTGCTGCCGGTTTACGTTACACGTTCATCGTTAAAGCAGCTCCATCAGGTGCTAACTACACAATCGTTACGGCTTCTAGCGCCAACATCATCAAAGGTCAGGCATATCCGGCTTCTGGGGATGCGGGTGATACGGGAACTGCTGATGACACGATTAGTTTTGTAAGCGCCCAATCAGTTGCCGGAGACCGTGTAGAACTGTACTGTGATGGTACAAGCTGGTTTGCTTATGCGTACTGTGCAGTTGCTGCGGGTGTGACTTTCACACAAGCTTCCTAATAGGAGGTTCGCATGGCATCCATGCAATATGATGTCTTTGCGACCAAACCGCTAACATCTACTGGGGATTTTTTAAACCAGAACAACTTAGCGGTTCCTCGCGCAAGGATTAAGACAATCTACGCAGTAAATGGGACTGATGCTGGGTCTGTCGTTATTCGTGATGGCAGCTCTACAGGACCGGTTCTTCTCACGGTCAATACGTCTTCAAGTTCTACTGCTGGCTACACCATCATCCCGCTTCCTGGCGAAGGTATATTGGCTTCTACTGGGCTTCACGGCACGGTTACCAATACAACTTCGATGGTGATTTTCTATGGCTAAGACACCGGCTTGGCAACGCAAAGAAGGTAAAAACCCAAAAGGTGGTTTGAACGCCAAGGGTAGAGCTTCCTATAACGCTGCTAATCCGGGTAAGCCTGGACTTAAGGCTCCACAACCTGAAGGTGGACCTCGCAAGAAGTCATTTTGTGCCAGGATGACCGGCATGAAAAAGAAGTTGACTTCTGAAAAAACAGCCAACGATCCAAATAGTAGGATCAATAAATCTCTCCGTGCATGGAAGTGTTGAGATGGCGCAAGATAAATATGAAATGGTAAAAAACGTGGCAGATATTGTCTCGGTATTTGCCACTATTGGATCTTTTTTACAGGTGATTACGCCGTTTTTCGGGTTAATTGGTGCTATCTGGACATTGATGCGTATCGCAGAAATGATTACCGGCAAGCAGTTTCACGAGATTATTGGCCGAAAGAAAGGTGAATCTGATGCCAGCAGTCAGCGAGAAGCAGAGAAGGTTCATGCAAGCAGTAGCGAACAATCCGAAGTTCGCAAAGAAAGTTGATGTCCCTCAATCCGTTGGAAAGGAATTTACGATGAAAAAGATGAAAATGGGCGGTATGGCTGAGTCCAAAATGGGCGCTGTAAAAACTGCCGCTCCTAGCCGTGATGGTGTTGCTATGAAGGGTAAAACCAAAGGCACCATGATTACGATGGCTGGTAATAAAGGCATGAAGAAGGGCGGTAAGGTCAAGAAAATGGCTTACGGCGGGAAGTGCTGAGATGATGGCTTCACGCGGCATGGGGGCCATACGTGCCTCCAAGATGCCTAAACCTGTAACCAAACCTCGTCGGGACGATACTGACTTTACGATGTTTGCTAAAGGCGGTATGTCGCGTGTGAACGAAGCTGGCAACTACACCAAACCTGGAATGCGTAAATCGTTATTCAACAGCATCAAAGCTGGCGGTAAAGGTGGTGCGCCGGGGCAGTGGTCAGCCCGCAAAGCTCAAATGCTTGCCTTGAAGTACAAGCAGAAGGGCGGGGGTTACCGCGATTGAAGGCACCGCAGAAAAGTCTAAAAGACTGGACTGACCAGAAATGGAGGACCAAGAGTGGCAAACCTAGCACACAGGGTTCAAAAGCAACTGGCGAACGGTATCTCCCATCGGCGGCAATCAATGCTCTTACACCTGCAGAATACGCTGCGACAACAAGAGCTAAACGCGCTGGAAAACGCTCAGGTAAACAATTCGTCAAGCAACCAAAAGGCATTGCTGCTAAGACCGCGAGGTACAGATAATGGCTAAAAAGTTTCCTGATTTAACAGGCGATGGGGATGTAACCAGAGCGGACATCCTCAAAGGTCGTGGTGTAGAGGGATTTAAGAGCGGTAAGTTTATTCAAGCTGCGATTAAGAAACCGGGAGCACTTCGTGAACAGCTTGGTATTAAAGGTAAAAAGCCGATTCCTGCGAAGATGCTTGATAAAGCTACTAAGGCTCCAGGCAAACTTGGGCAAAGAGCTAGACTTGCTAAAACGCTTCGAGGGATGAAGTGACCACAACTTCAGGTACGACAGCCTTTAATCTCGATCTAAACGAGATTATTGAGGAGTCATTTGAGCGGTGCGGAATTGAGGTGCGTACTGGGTACGAACACCGTACGGCACGTCGTTCTATGAATTTGATGTTTACTGAGTGGGCCAACCGAGGGATTAACCTGTGGACGATTGAGCAGGGTCAGATTGCCATGACCACGGGCACAATTGTTTATAACTTACCAGTAGATACAGTAGATCTCATCGAGCAGGTTATTCGTACGCAGACTGGGATACCACAGACTGACATCAACATCAGCCGTATCTCGGTGGATACTTATGCCACGATACCAAACAAGAACGCTCAAGGTAGACCGATTCAAGTTTGGATCAACAGGCAGTCAGGGGTACTAACACCTACTGGGATTGCGTACCCTACGATTAACGTCTGGCCTGCGCCAGACCAAGACAATTACTACACTTTTGTGTACTGGCGATTGCGCCGGATGCAGGATGCTGGTGGCGGGGCCAATATTCAGGATGTGCCATTTAGGTTTATTAACTGCTTGGCTGCTGGATTAGCGTACTACTTATCGTTAAAGATACCCGAGGCCGCGCAGCGCATACCCATGCTGAAAGAGATGTATGACGAGCAGTTAAGGCTTGCGCTAGACGAAGACCGCGAGAAAGCACCGTTGCGTCTCGCACCACGGCAGTTGTTCTACTGATATGCCTAATCGGTTTGCATCAGGTAAGTGGGCAATATCGCAGTGCGATAGGTGTGGCTTTCGGTACAAACTGAAAGAACTTCGTGAGATTGTTATTAAGACTAAGAACGTTAATATCTTAGTCTGTCCTACGTGTTGGGAACCCGATCAACCGCAGTTGCAGCTTGGTATGTATCCTGTGGATGACCCACAGGCATTGCGTAATCCCCGTCCTGATACGACATATCGCGTTGCAGGTTTAAATGGGTTGCAGATCAACACAACGACTACGCAACTAGGTAGCGGAGATCCCTCTGGAGGTAGTAGAATTATCCAGTGGGGATGGGCACCTGTAGGTGGGGCAAGATCCTACGACACAGGACTAACGCCGAACAATCTTGTGCTGGGCATCACGCTAGGCACTGTTACTGTGAACGTCACATAGGAGCCTATGATGGACAAGAAAGACTTAGCTCAAGACAAGAAAATGGTTGCTGGTGCTGTGCATAAGCATGAGAAAGCCAAGCATAAAGGTCAGCCACTGACCAAACTTCGCAAAGGCGGTAAGACTAACGCCGAAATGAAAACGTTGGGTCGGAACATGGCGAAGATTGCTAACCAGAAGTCACCTTCCTTCAAATACAAGATGGGGGCAAAATGAAACACAGCAAAATGCCAACGCCTGTGCCTGTTAAAGACACGCACAACGGTTATCCCAACAATGTACCTAACACCCAAACAGTAAAAGTCCGAGGAACCGGATGTGCTACAAAGGGTACGGGTGCTTCTAAGAAGATGGGCTAATGAACTACTCGACCCTTTTTTCGACGATTCAAGGCTATTTAGAGAACGATTTCCCATCGTTTACTGGTGCTGATTCGTCTGGGTCGGGCACAGCTACGCTGACTGCTAAGCAGCAGATCGATACGTTCATTAAGCAAGCTGAACAACGAATTTACAACTCAGTTCAGTTCCCGCAGTTTAGAAAGAACCAAACAGGCACGATGACCGGGGGTAACAAATACCTTGCTATGCCTACTGATTTTTTAGCGGTTTATGAGTTAGCGGTAACTAATCCGACAACGAGCGAGTATGAGTACTTACTCAATAAGGATGTTAGCTATATTCGCGCTTCGTATCCCAATCCAACAACGACTGGGATTCCTAAGTATTACGCGCTTTTTGACGAAAATACGTTGATTCTTGGACCTACACCTACTTCAAACTACGCTGTAGAGATCCATTACTTCTATTACCCAGAGTCAATCACTACAGCAAACACGACTTGGCTTGGCGATAATTTTGATTCGGTGCTTCTCTATGGTTCTTTGGTTGAGGGTTATACCTTTATGAAGGGTGAGGCTGATGTTATTGCCAATTACGCCAAACGATATGAAGAAGCCATGATTCTTGCTAAGCGTCTTGGTGATGGTATGGACCGCCGCGATGCTTACAGGTCTGGTCAGGTCAGGATGTCGGTGAACTAATGGCCTTTACTGGAAACTACACATGCAACTCCTTCAAGCAGCAATTGTTTGAGGGAGATTTTGATTTTTCTTCGGGTACGACACAGACTTTTAAAATTGCGCTGTACACCAACAATGCTACGCTTGACCAGACTACTACGACTTACACGGGTACGACTGGCGAGGTTGTGGCTACAGGTTATACGGCAGGAGGAGAGGCTATCACTCCTTCACTTGCTATTGATAGTTCCACAGGTATTGCTTATATTGACTTTTCTGACGCTTCTTGGAGTGGTGCTTTTACTGCTAGGGGTGCTTTAATATATAGAGTTACAACTGGAAACCCCGCAATCTGCGTATTGGATTTTGGTTCAGATAAGACTTCGACAACTACGTTTGTCGTTGAGTTTCCTCCCAATACCAGCACCGGCGCACTAATAAGGCTTGCATGATGGGCACTCCTGTTGGATTTTTCTCCGAACCACCGACTGTTGTAATTGCTCCAATTCCGCCCAAGGATGATGAAACTTGGGTTGCTGCTGAAGAAGTGGAGATGGAGGGGTCGTTAAATATAGACTTGGAAGTTCTTAAAACTAACGTAGCACACAACATCAAATTAGGGTTTCAGCAAATTGCTCCCCATCCTACGAACGATGTTGAGGTCATGATTGTTGGAGGCGGACCCTCACTTGCCGAACATATAGGCACAATCAAACAGCTACGGCAACAAGGCGTAAAACTTATTACGTTAAATAATGCGTATCAATTTTGTATTGATCACGGTCTTCTACCTTCTGCTTATTTTATGGTTGATGGTCGTGAGTTCAACAAACGCTTTTTAACATCGATCATTCCGACCTGTAAGTATTTCCTTTCCTCACAGTGCCATCCGTCTGTGTTTGAAGGGATGCCTAAAGAGCAGACTTATATTTGGCACACCAGTGCAGAAGAGATTCAAGAGATTTTGGCAACTGAATACAGAAATTGGTATGCGGTGCCTGGGGGTTCGACAGCATTGCTTCGAGCCATCCCTATGTTTAGAATGTTAGGGTTTAAGCGGTTTCACATCTTTGGATGCGACTCCTGTTTAGAAGACGGTAAGCATCACGCTTACGCGCAAGCAGAAAACGACGGTCTTCCTGTTGTGCCGGTAAAAGTTGGTGGAAAGCTCTTTTACTGTCATCCTTGGATGGTCTCGCAAGCAAGGGAGTTTATCGACCTGATTAAGTTCATGGGTGATGTCATGGAGCTTCAGGTTTACGGTGGGCTTCTCCATCAAATTTTAGTGACTGGGGCGTCAAACGCCGATATTAAGGAGTATTGAAATGGCCGCTTCCGCATGGCAACTCTACAACGACGCCAAACGTTATATTGGCAATGGAACGATTCAGCTTGGTGTTAACAACTTTAGGATGGCGCTTTTTACAAGCGCAAGTAATACCTCAACGTTTACGCTGAGTACCTTTGGTTCACTGACTAGCGAGATTGCAGCTACTGGGGGTTATGTCTCTGGTGGTAAAGCACTCGTACCGGCGACGGGGCAGTGGACAACTGGAGCGTCTGCTAAGCAGATGAAGTTTACTTACTCAACGATTGGACTGACATTCACGGCTTCTGGTGCTTCGTTAACCAACGTTAAGTATGCTGTAATTTTCCAATCGGCTGCTACGTTAGCCAACGGTAAACTTGTGTGCTTCTGCCAGCTTTCTTCGACTCAGTTTACGGTTTCTTCCCCCAACACGTTGACGGTGCTTCCTGCTGCAACGGGTGTGTTTACCCTCACCTAAACTAGGGGGTCGCGGTGGCGACTACTGAAACAGGCTGGGGCCGAGGTAGTTGGGGGTCTTATGGCTGGGGTGTTGGGATTCTCATCACCCCGGATACCGGCTCGCTTGTTGTTGCTGGTGCTGCCCCGTCAGTAGTTCGTAGTAGTGTCATAACACCTGGGACTGGCACGCTATCTTTAGCGGGAGTTACGCCGTCTGTACGCACAGATTCGTTTATAACTCCTGCAACGGGGGCGGCGACTTTTGTTGGCGCTGCGCCATCTTCATACACCTCCATACCAATAACAACTCAAACTGGATCAGCCAGTTTTGTTGGAGTTGCCCCCGAGTTATTAACAGACTATCGAATACAACCTGCATCAAATGCGCTAGCGTTTACAGGTGCAGCACCTTCCTTAGCTACTACTGCTAGCCCTGCTGTTGGGGCGGCAACTTTTGCTGGTATTGCGCCGCTTGTTGTTACTGGGGTTGTCATTCAACCTGCTACTGGGGCAATAACTGCAACGGGTGCAGCACCAGAAGTTCGTACAGATTTCTTCATTACCCCAGCGGTTAATGATCTGGTGTTTGTAGGAAATGTACCTGAGATTGAAAGAAGTTCAGTTCTTACCCCACAGACAGGGTCGCTCTCACTAGCGGGTGCTGCTCCGACGATACTTGATGGGCGTGTAGCTATCCCTGGTACTGCGGGCCTTATTGCCGCAGGTACTGCTCCAAGTCTAACTGCTACGGTTCAACCAAATACGGGTGCGGTAGCGATTCAGGGGTATGCTCCGACATCAAGTACAGGACAGGTTGTAACGCCTACGGGAGGCGCGACTATTGTAGGGTCGGCTCCTAGTGTTGTTGTCAGCGGTATTGTTGTTAATCCGGCAGCAGGTGCCCTCAACATCACAGGCGCAGCGCCGAGTATTCTTAGAGGTTTAGTAGTACAACCGGCTTCTGGCGCATTGAGTTTAGTAGGTAGTGCGCCTACAATTAACAATCCAAACTGGACGCCGATTGACGATTCACAAACACCCAATTGGCTACCCGTGGCTGCGTAGGAGTAATAAATGGCAAGCACATATTCCAATCTTAAATTTGAACTGATTGGGACCGGCGATCAGTCTGGTACGTGGGGAACAACCACCAACACCAACCTGGGCACTGCAATTGAGCAAGCCCTTGTTGGCATGGCTACGATCAGTAGCGGGTTTGTTACTAACTCCCTGACGCTTACGCTGACTGATACCAACGCTGCACAGAACGCTCGTGCGCTGGTTTTAAATCTTACGCAAGCATTGTCAGGGGCAGGAACTCTTAACGTCCCAGCTATCCAGAAGCCTTACATGATTATCAACGCCACGGGTCAAACCGTGACAGTCAAGGTGACGGGACTTACAGGCGTTGCTGTTCCAAATGGCACAAGGGCTTTCTTATATAACAACGGTACAGATGTTGGTGAGTTTTTTAATTACCATTCTTCTTTAACGCTGGGCACGGCGCTACCGATTACTTCAGGTGGCACAGGCACAACGTCTACAACTTTTGTCAATTTAGCCACGAACGTCACGGGCACGTTGCCAATTGCTAACGGCGGCACAGGCACGACATCAACTACCTTTGTTAATTTAGCCACGAACGTCACTGGTACGTTACCTGTCGCTAACGGTGGTACGGGAGGCGCGACTCAAGCTGCGGCTCGCACAGGCATTGGTGCAAGTACCGTTGGTTCTAACTTCTTTACGCTGACCAATCCTTCTGCAATCACCTTTCCGCGAATGAACGCAGACAACACGGTGTCTGCACTTACTGCTGCGGACTTCCGCACAGCTATTGGGGCTGGTACAGGGGCAGGCACTGTTACAAGTGTTGCAACCACAGGTACGGTCAACGGTATTACGCTAACCGGCGGGACGATTACCACTTCAGGAACCATAACGCTAGGCGGTACGCTTTCGGGAGTAAGTCTTTCCACTCAAGTGACGGGAACGCTTCCAGTTGGTAATGGTGGTACGGGAATTACCACAGGAACTTCAGGTGGGATTCCTTATTTCTCAGCAACCAATACGATTGCTTCGTCTGCCGCACTAGCTGCAAATGCAATTGTTTTAGGTGGTGGTGCAGGTGTCGCTCCTGCCACAACAACCACAGGTACGGGCGTAGTCACAGCCGTTGGTAACGCAGTTAATACCACAGGCGGTATAGTTACACAAAGTGGAACGCTTGCTTCTAGTGCGCTTTTATTGGGTGGTGGTGCGGCTACAGCCATTACTTCAACCACTACAGGTACAGGTGTCGTCACAGCCGTTGGTAATGCAGTTAACACCACAGGTGGCTTAGTTACACAATCAGGTACTCTTGCTGCTAATAACATTTTGCTTGGTGGGGGCGCAAGCACTGCTATTTCCTCGTCAAGTCTTTTATCCACTTCTGCTGCTGTAACTTCAGGCACCTATATCAAGTCAATTGGTTATGCCGATACGGTTGTAGCCCTGGGGAACACAGGCACAGCAATAAATCTGGATGTTGTCAGTGGTGGTGTATTCACGGCAACGCTGACAGGAAGTGCAACAATTACACTGCGTTACCCCGTGTCTTCTGGGTCTTCTTCGTTTACACTCATTCTTACAAATGATGGAACCGCAGGTCGCACAGTAGCATGGGCTGGTGGTTCGTTTAAGTTCCCTGGTGGTGCAGCGTCTTTGTCGCGTACGACAACGGCAAACGCAGTGGATATTTGGGTCTTCTTCACGCCGGATGGCGGGACGACTTGGTATGGCAATATTGCCATGAAGAATATGACAGCCTAATAGGAGTAAGAAAATGGCTTTAACCGCAGAACAGCAAGCACAAGTTGACGTTCAATTAGCCGTTGAAAACGCACGACATGCCAATCAGATGCAAGCCGAGGCAGTTCGCGTAAAGCTTGAGGCAGTTCGTCTGGCGAAAGAAACGCTAATTGAGAATGCTCGCAGCAAACCTGTAGACGCTCGTGATGTATCAGCGGCTGATATTCAAACTTTTGCTCAAACGCTTGTGTCTTACGTTAACGGATGATTCAGGGTTTTGCGTACTTCCCTGCCATCGTCTACCGCGATGAACATCCTGAGTGGGTTGATTATGCGTTAAGAGTGTCTCAAAAATACATTGACGCGCAAACCAGTCAGCGTGCAATGTGTCAAACAGGTCATA